GATAACATTGACTTATCACAATTCTATGCATCTGTTACAATTCCAAGTAAAAAGGGGTGCTACCGGATGGGTTTATACAATGAGCCAATATCTAGCTGTGAGCTGACATTTGAATATGTCTTAGAAGCAGAGGCATTAGAATCTTACATTATTTCGGTTAATGAGATAGCCTCTTCTTTATTTCCATATCTTGGTTTTTCTATTGATGGAGTGAATTTTATATACACCGAGCTTACCACAGCATCTTATACAGCAGAAACATTGTCTGCATTTATCAATGCTAACATCACTGGGATAACGACTGATGTTTATTTTTGCAATCCTCCATCAGCACTTCTATGCATGTCATTTACTTACACTCAGACGGTTGAGTGCGGAGATGATACTTATGCATTAATTAATCAACAAACAGCCGATAATGGAGTTCCAATAGGAGAACCATTATTTACATCGGAAAGTCAAACTTGTGAGTGCGGCTCAACTTATTCACTTTACTCTTTAAGCAACATCATTAACATTGATGCCTCCGATTGCTTCTCCACCATGCTTGAGTTCTGGGCAGATAGCAACTCAGTTGCCCAAGGCATGGAGTATTATGGTAACTGGAAGCAGAGAGTACGAATTGGCCTAAATGGAGGAGGAGAGAAGCCTGTGTTTGAAGAAAGCCTGTACAGGCAGTCCAATGGTGTTCACAGAAGACCTCAAAACAAGCAGGATTTATCATTAGATTTGCATACAGATTTTTTCGACTTAGATACACAGCTAGCGATGACCGATGCCACTCGCCATCCTTACTTAATCTGGGAAGGGAAGTCAATTTTTGTGAAGGGAGATATTGAAGTTGCCACCATTCAAGATTTCACGACACAATCCTCTTTTGAAACTTTATCACAAATGAAGTTTCAGGCACTCATTCAGGGCTTTCAGCCCAGGAACTCAAGTTGCTTAACTTGCTAAAAAAACAATGTCAATATTTTCATTAACATGCCCCGATGTCGGGTGCTATCAGAACTTCCAGTGTGATCCGGAGTTCCAGAATAAAATCGTGGCGGTGGCTTATGTTCGTAAGTCGGATGCCCTAACTGCTCAAGAGAAGTCCACTGCTGATAATTGGATTGCTGCTCTTTATGACCGCTATCTGAATGCTGAGGCTTACCTAGTGTTTAACACATCTGGTGAAAAGCCAAAGCCTGAGACAGCAACTACTGCTGGTCGTGGGATGCAGAACACTAAGGCTCTTGCCAAAAATCATACCCTGACTTATCAGGATATGCAGGGTGTTGTTCAGAATAATGTTCAGTTCTACAATGACATCCTTTCGACTAGTCAGAACTTTGACTTCTACTACTTCACTCCTGGTCGCATTTGGGATGCCTCTGGTTATTATGTCACAGTTATCGGTGATCCAATAATCACTGCTGACCTGAACACATACCAGATGGCTGAAGTCACTGTGAACTGGGTTAGTAAGGTCAATGCATTGCCTTATGAGTTTGATACAGATACTTTCCTTGAAGGCCTTTACTACATCATTAGCTATACAGGAAGTTCTGGAAGCACTTATGTAGGCAACACCATTACAAGTGCATGCACAGACCCACAGACTGTTACTTTTTCAGCTGTTCTAAACATTGGAGCTATCTCCGGTGCGCCTGAGCAAGTATGGTCAATTGAGGAATCTGAAGACAGTGATGACATCACAGACATTGATCTTGAAATTAACCCTGAAACTGGTGTCCTTACTTGGAATCCTGCTACTTTTACTGGAACTTACATTTTTACAGTTACAGTGACCAATGAGAAGGGATGTGTATTTGGTCAGGAGATTATCACATTGATTGTTGATTGCCCAGAAGAAGGCTAATTGAATTATGGAAGAGTTAATCGGGATACTACTATCAAAGTTGCTAGATCGGGAAATCCGGGAAGGCAGGCACGACTACATTGTGGAAGCTCGTGAGAAAGCCGAGGAATTGGAGTATCACTTTGAAAACGAGTATCCCGACAAACTCCTCCACACTCAACATCCAAGTGAAGAGCCTTGGATGAAGGAGTACAGGAGGCGGAGATGGCAAGCTCCAACAACAACTGCCACCGGGAGAGTATTTACTTTCCTCCAGAAGATTCAGCAGGCTGATGACTTTAAAATCACTTTTGAATCTGACTTTAAAAAGACAGGCATAGCTGAGCGCATAGGGTTAATGGATAACACCTTAAAGCACTATGTTGAATATGAGCTGCCAAAGACAGGAAGCCTAGAGAAGTGGCTTTTCAATGTCTTTTTAAAGACTTACCTAAAAGATTCCAATGCTGTAGTTATCACCATGCCTGATTATGATGAGTTCATCGAGAACCCATCAGGCACAACTACCTTAGACTGGTCTAAGCCTTACCCACACATCATTGAGAGTGAATACCTAATCTGGGAAGGTGAGGATTATATTATAACTAAGACTGAGGATTACAAGGACATGAACCGCAAGAAGTGGGATCAGTTCTTATGCTTTACGACAGAGGGGCTGGTACTATTCAGGCAGGTCAATGAGTACACCTATGAGCAGCCATTCCAGATATTTATCCTGCCTTATCAATTTGGCTATCTGCCTGCCTGTAAAGTAGGCAATATAATTTACGAGGAAGAAGATGGTCAGTTAGTCTATGACTCAGTCCTTGCTCCATGTCTGCCAGCATGGAATGAAGTGCTGTTCAGGACTGATGACCTTAATATACTTTGGGCAACTCATGCCCTGCCCCAGAAGTGGGCATTGAAGATGTCACCATGCAAGACCTGCAATGGTACTGGCATTAGAACAAATCGCAAAGAGGAAAAGATAGGTTGTAATGATTGCCAAGGCTCTGGTAGAGCATCCAGCTCACCATTTGGGCTGATGGAGATCAACATTGACAGAGTGAGTGCTGTCAATCCTACACCATTAGTTCCTCCAGTGCCTCCGGCTGGTTACATTGAGAGGCCAACAGAGACTGTTAAGCTATTCCAGGAGGACATCTTGCAGAAAGAGTTTCAAGGTTTTAAGGCCATTGGTCTGGAATTGCTCGGACAGATTCCTGCTGCTCAGTCAGGCATTGCCAAGGAGTATGACCGGAAGGAGCTTAATACCTTCTGCTTCTCAGTGACCGTACATCTGGCTCAGGTTTATCGCAAGGTATGTTTCTACATCATGCTCCAGAGGTATAATGCACTTTTTGCATCTTCCTTAATGGACAGCGATAAGATTCAGGCAGCACTGCCTCAAATCACTGTGCCTACTGACTATGATGTAATGACTTCTGACATGGTAGCAGAGCAGTTAAGGAAGGCTGTGGATAGCAAATTCAATCCACTGATTACAGCTGGAATTGAGATGGACTATGTTGAGAAACTGTATGGAGAGAATAGCATCCAGAAGACATACCTCAAACTATTAAGTAGCCTCGATCCATTGCCATTCAAAAGTACAGATGAGAAAACAGTTCTGCTTGCATCTAATGGATGCTCTCAGCTGGATTACATCCTAAGTGCTAACCTTGCTGCCTTTATCACTCTAAAGGTGGAGGAGGATGCTACATGGTATGATAAGCCATTCAATGTGCAGAAGGCAGAAGTGTATGCATTGGCAGCAGAGAAGCAGGCAGAGATCAGGGCAGGAGTAGTGCCAATAATGCCTGAAGGATTATGATATGGCTAAAACTCCTGAGCAGTTAATTAAGCAAATTCAGGAACTCCAGATGGCGATTGAAAGCCGGATGGATGATGCTCTGCCAAGGGTTTTTGCAAAACTATCTGACCAGGTAATTGACCTTGCCTCTAATTTATCACTTGATCCTAAAGACAGGGCAAAGTCATTAAAGGAGCTAATTAAATTAAAGAAGGACATTGCTGACACTATTATTACTAACGCTCCTTATCAACTTCAGGTTGCGGAAGTCATCAAAGGATTCGAACTCCTCTCAGAGTTAAGCAATGAATACATCACCATTGCCATAGGTGATTTTAGTGAGAAGAAGGCACTCTATAAGGCTATACTGGAAACCAACATAGCCACTACTAAGGATGCTCTGCTAGGTGCTGGCATTAGGGAGAACTTCGGAACAGCCATTCAGGAAGTCCTAAAGGACAACATTGCTGGAATAGGCTCACGGTCTCAGCTTAATAAGACATTAAGAAAGTTTATTGAAGGCACAGAGCAGGAAGCACCATTCTTGAACCGATACATTAAGCAGACTACCAATGATGCTGTAATGACCTTCAATGCCGAATACATCCAGACCATTGCTGATGACTTAGATGTGGAATACTACCTCTACCAAGGCACACTGATTGAGGATTCAAGACCATTCTGCCAAGCAAGAGCAGGCAGATACTTCACTACCGATCAAGTCAAGGCATGGCCTAATCTAAAGGGCTGGAATGGGCGGATGGCTGGCACTAACAGCAGCACAATCTTCATTTATCGTGGAGGCTACAATTGCCGACATCAGCTCTGGCCAGTTGCCAAGGAGCAGTATGAGGCTGCTCAGGAGAAAGGAAGAGCAGGCCTAAAATAACTGCAAAACAATTATTCAATTATTTTCCCGGTAGGCAATAAGCATTGAGATAGGCTTTAGGTGCTTCTGCTCCACTACAAGTCTCTTGCCATGCCCTAAATCCATC